ATGCAATTGCCAATTCAGCCAATCCAACTCCAACTTTCATTAAATCTATTTTTGATAAAAAGAATAATGTTGGAAGTCCTACTAACATAGCAGCAAGACCAATTCCAGTAGGAATTAAGTTCAAAGCACCAAACAAAACTTTAGGTGTACCCATTGCTTTGAGGCCTTCTGCTAAATCTTTCAACTTATCTCCCATAGATGGTCCTTGTGTTGGGGTATTTACATTTGGTGTGGGTGGAGTTGGTGGTAAATTTGGTGCAGGGGGTGTTACTCCTCCTCCTCCAAAAAATTTTCCTATAAGAGGTAGTTTACCTAAAAATCCTTTTACATTAAATCCCATTTGTGCAAAAGCACCTCCCATCTGGGCAGCTGCCAATACACCTCCACCTAGAAATTGTACAAAGTCTCCTAAAGGGCCAGTTGCAGTTGCTTTAATCATTTCTTTTAATCTATCAAATTTAGAAAGTAATGGATTTCCCATGTCATCAATGTTTTCCATATTGGCTGCCATTTTTTGTAATTCATCAACCGATACTCCTAATAAGTCAGCAGTTTGTTTTCTTTGCCAATATTCCATTGCATTAAATTCAGCAATTCCACCCAATTCCTTAATAGTTTCTTTTGTCATAGCACCTAATTTTCCTTCAGCTGCCAGTTGACGGGCCCGATTCAAATTGATATTCCTACCTAACAGCGCGCCCAATTCTAACTCTTTTGTAATAGATGATTCAAAATCTAATAAATTAGATGCAATATCACTCATTGTACCTAAACCTATACCAAGTTTTGCTGCTTGGATTGATGCGTTTCCTAATGCATGACCACCATCTCTTGAAAATAGAGCAAACGCTTCTGCATTAGCAGATACATCTTCCATTACTTGAGAAGTATTTAATCCATTTGCTTCAGCAAGGGCTGCAACAGAGGTTGATAGATTAAAAGCAGTTTCACTAGAATTACCATTCAATCTTGAAAAAATACCGAGAGTTTTTGCTGCTTCTTCACCACTAATACCCATATTAATGGCCATTAAGTTGGTATCTAATTGCATTCCCGCTGTAACTTTTTTCATCCCTCCGAATTCTTTCGAAAGGCCTTTAGCCACACCAGATGCATCTTTAAATACAACTCCTAATAATGTTGTTGAATAAACGGCACCATCCATTGTACCACCAAATTCTCTAACATTTTCACCAATTGCATTAATTGCTTTACCAGCACCTACAAGTAATAGACCGAATGTAGCCACTGGTCCAGTTGTCATAGTTTCTATGATACCTAAAACACTACTAAATTTATCTTTTAAAAAATCAAGTAATTTATTAGATTCTTCTAATTCAGTATTTTCATCCTTAGTTTTATTGGCAAACTCATTTGCTAAAGTATTTTGTTTTTTTAATAATTGAACTAGTTTAGAATTACCGTGCATAGTTTCTTTTAACACTTCCATTGCATCGTTATATTGATTTGTCAATGCAACTCTTGATTGAACCTCTTCAGCAGATAATTTAGAAATATCTCTATTTACCTCTTGAATAGCTGTAATTGCATTCAATTGTTCATCTGATAAATTATTCATAGATGCTGCAATAGATAAAGCTTCATATTGAAGTTTTTTTAACTCATCATATTCACTACTTATATTACCTATACTCTCTTCTTCCTTTTTAAAAGAATCCAATCGTTCTTGTATAAGAGTTTTAAACTCTTTTCTGAGTTCTTTTTGTTTTTCAAGTAATTCTTTTTGTTTATCTATTTGCGCTTGAGTGAGCGCAGTTCCTTCTCTAGTTAATTTATTTAACTCCTTTTGGACAGCCCTAGCTTCTTTTAATATCTCGTCTTTATCTCTTGCCATAAGATATTAGAACTTAAAAATTACTTTTGAAAATTTTATCCAATTCGTCTTTTTCTTTTTGGATTTTTTCTAATTGGTCTATTACGGCGGATGGAATACCTCGTTCTTTGGCTTTTGCCAAAATTCTATCTGAATTATTTTTTTTCAAACCATCAAAAAATGCATCAGAAAATTTTTGAACTGCTGCTGCTACTCCTTCATTTATTTGTTTTTTGGACATTGAATTATCTCCTATATAGTTTTACTCTTATATAAATATAGTATATAAAAAAAGTGAGGAAGTTTTTACCTCCTCACTCTCACTCCAGGTCCTTTTGAACCAGGTTTTTTATTTACTTTATCATATTCTTGTTTTTCTTTTTTCTTAGCATCTAACAATTTATTGAAATAAAACCTTCTCCAATGAATTGGCATTCCATAGACTTCTGACCAAGTAAAACCATTTCCATAATTAATCATTTCCCATATTTGGGAATGAAGTTGGATGCTATAATCACTCGGAAGGGTAAAAAAAGCCAACCCCGAAAGGTATATCTAGTGCCTCCATCTCACCAGTAATATCCGAAGTGAATTCGTATTTAAAATTCATATCAGGTGATATTGTTTTTACATATTCTCTCAACGCTTTACTATCTCTTGCCAATAGATTATTTTTAACGAAGTTATTGATAAATCCTCTATCAGTATTACCATCAACTTCTTGAATCATATACCTTAAACGAGTTGATACATCTTGTGATATATTTTCACCTTTAGATAAACGATTTATTGCCTGAATATCAGCATTAATATCAGATTCATCTTTATGTGTTAATAATTTAAATTTTACTTTCTTTTTAGAAAGTGGTAAAAAGAATTCGTAACGATTTTCTCTATTTAATACCGATTCATCAATTTCTTTTGTTTGAACTTTTGATAATTCAATAGTGACTTTCTGATTTTCAAGTGTAAATGGATCAGTGACTTCTACTTTATACTCGGAACCATAACCCAAAATACGAGTTGCTAACAAGATAGCATTCTTATCTCCAATAGTTATATCACCAACATTTACTCCTGGTTCAACAACAACTGATTCAAATAACTTATCTAATACTAATCCCTTTTTGATTAGATTTTGAGATGAAAGGATATCTTCTTCTCTAGCCGTCATGTATTTAATTTGAACTGACCCTCGTGAAAGAGGATTGGATTCAGGATATACTAATCCTTTAGATGGAAGTGTAATTACTTCGGTTGGAAAATCAAAATTTGCCATAATAAACCTTTATTTGTGTGTTTATATATAAATATATAGAATAAAAAAAGTTGAAAAAAAAAGGTTCTCAATAAGAGAACCTTTAAATTTAAAATGGTTAAAGTATTAATATTCTAATACAGCATAATCATAAGATAAAGTTATAGTAATTTCAACTGGGTCAGCTTGGTTTGACCAATCTAAATCACCAAATACTGCGTTGTTGATAAATGCACCTTTTAGTGTCCATTGTTCAATTTTATCACCAACTGGTCCTAATAAATAACATTGAATATCTTTTTTGTACATATCAGCGTAGCCATCTCTACCAGTTAGGGATTCATGTGACCTACGAACCCACTCCATTACTGCCTGAGCTCCAGATGGAACAATTGGGTCATATAAAGTTAATTCAACATCTTGCCATGCTCCTTTTCCTTTTAATTTTCTTTTTATATTAATATGTTCTAAGGTAACAACTTCAAATTGAATTGAAGGTCTATTTGCTGCCCTAATAAGATATGAAGGTATTCCATCGATTTCCATGATGAAACGATTTTTCATCTTTGGTTCGAAATTGGTATAGAACATATCGTTAAATTCTAATACTTCTGCCATTTTTTTATTTCTCCTTTATTATATACTAATAAATATAGTTTTCTACTTTTTTTAAATTATGAGGTAAATGATGCTCCAGTTGGTAAGATGTTGAAATCTAACACGATGAATTCAGCAGTTTTTGTTGGTTGTAAGAAAATCTGGCCAGCCAAGATGTTTCTATCGATTACATCAGGAGTATTGTTTGTTTCATCCATCACTACTCGGAATGCATATAAACCTTGTCTTTGCTGAATGTTTTCCAAATAAGGATTAACCGTATTTAAGAATCTTGCTCTAGTTTGTGATGTGTTTTGTTCGAATACCAAGTATCTTGAAGTAGATGCAATGTATTTCTTAACTTTAATCAACAATCTTCTTACATTGATTCTATCCAATGCAGATGCTCTATCTTGAAGAGTCTTTTGTCCAAATGCCACGATACCTTCTCCAGGGAATTGAGCGATTGGGTTAATTTTTCCTTCGTATAGGGTGTCTCTTTCAGCGTGAGTTAATCTATTCAATACACTAACTGCACCTACGATACCACCTCTATTCAAACCAGCAGGAGCAAACCACTCAGCGGCGATAGCATCATTGGCTGCGTAAATTCCTGGCATCAATACTGATGGTGGAACTGCGGTTAGTTTGTTTGTTCTATTATCAATAGTTTTAACCCAAGGATAGTAAGTACCAACATAGTTGGAATCTACAGCTTGTCCTTGTTCTATTGCTAAATCAATGTTATCGAGTGGTCCAACTACATCACCAATAAAGAAACAATCTTCGCGTGATTCGCACATATCAACAATCCTGTCAAATACATAAGAGTGATGTCTTCTAATAATACCAGGAGCAGATACCAAATTAATATCGAAATCATCTGGGTTAGATACTGAATTAATAGCTTTTACATAAGCAACTGAACCACTTGATACTGCACTTGCCAAGTTAAATCCTTGAGAGTTACCACTTGAAATATCATCACCTTTATCAACAGAAACGGTTGGAGTTACTCCATCGAATCCACCTTGAAATCCTACTACAAATTGTCTCTTTGCAATATCTTCAGCAGTGTCAGTAGTTGATAGGGTATATCCAAATGAATAAGTACCACCATTAATAGTAATTGTACCATCAAAAGCAAAATCAAGATTTGAACCAACAGAAGCTCCATCAGGAATTGGTTTTAA